GTGGGATATTTCCTGTTCAGACATATTCTGGGTGGCTCAGTTGGTGCTTTCTGTCACAAGATGGCGCAATACTTTGGCTCCATGTTTGGAATTCCGTGGGTGTCACTGCTCACGATTCCCGTTCATTTAATGAATTTGTGGAGAGCGGTGAAGGATGTTGAGGTTTGCGTTTCGGGGGAGTTCACAAAAGATGTTCTGCGGAAATTAGATAAACAAGTCCGTGGAGAGATGTCTCCCTACCTCATGCCTGCCAGTTTATTAACATTGGAGTCATATGTTACGCCATCCGATTATTTCGTTGATCCGGAAGATTTTGCTGAAGATGTGAAAATCGATGTCAGAATCGAGGAGGTTTATGAACCTTCTGACTACGTCACACCTGTTGAAATCTTTGGTACCACTGGTGAGGAAGTTTCCCTTGCTTATCCAGAAACTAAAGATGAAGCAGGAACTATCAATCTAGCTGCCGGCGCCGGCATGCGATTAGGGAAGAAAATGCCCAGCGATCCTCGGGCAGAGAAGTCTTTCTACAAATGGGCCACCAATATCATTGACACATTTCCTGTGTTTGAATTGGATCCCGTTAGTAGAGAAGAAACTTATTCCTTCCTTTGCGGGCAATATGGGCGCAAGGCGGCTGATGATAAGATGGCGATGTACGATGTTGACATTAGAGACACGGACGAAGAATATGTGGTTTTTCCAAAGAAGGAAGTTTACACAGGATGTGGCGATTATGAAGCTTTTGACGAAGATTACATAATCGAAGGATTTGACGGTGTTGAAGGGAGGATTAAAACTCCAAGAACCCGTGTTATCTGGAAATGTCCTGATGTGTATGTAGCCAAATTTGGGAAGAGTTTCAACCAACTCTCGAAGAAACTAACAGCATATTTTTCACAAGATTCACGTTGTTTTTACACGAATTGCGCAAGTCCCAGTGACGTTGGCTCCTATGGGGCTTTGATGGACACTGTTTGCGCTGAAATCTTGGAATCTGATGTTTCAAATTGGGATGGATCTGTCACAAAAACGATGCTTAGAGTTGAAAAATACTTTTTGTTGAACAAAGTGACTGGTTTGCCTGAAGATTTTTCTCATCTTTTGAGCAATTGGGGCAAGGTAAAGGGAAGAACAAAGGATAGCAAGATGCACATTACAATGGAACATGGACGCCGTTCAGGTGATCTGTGGACTTCCAGTTTCAACTCACTGCTAAATTTTCTCATAGTTTCATATGTTTATGAAGTCGATCCAAAAGATTTCATGATGATGGTTCTGGGAGATGATAATGTAGTTGGGTTTTATAGACCATTGGAACATAGCATTCAATATTATGTTGAACGCTATGCGAAGATTGGCATGAAGTGTGCTATTATCCCGCGTGACAACATTTTACAAGCAACCTTTTGTTCGGGGAGATTTTGGGTAGTTGATGAATGCGTTCGATGGGGTAATAACCCTTTCCGCTTGTTATCAAAGTTTGGAATTAACTACCATAATCATCACCGCAAAAACTTCAAACGCCTCCTTTATGGCATGTCCAAAGGCTTACTCTGCACAGCTGGCCACGTTCCTATTTTAGGATCATTTCTACGTGCCATTGCAGACTCAGCTGAGGAACACCGTATCAAGGCCCTCAAAGATAACCGGCACCTTAACCCGTACCGGATTCACGGAGGATTACCCTCATATCCCGCTGGAGACACTTATTTACAATTTTCAGAAATTTATGGAATTCCAGTTCCAATTATTACTGAAATTGAAGAATGGATCGAGTGTAATGTCACTATTGACAGTTTTCCAGGGCTATGGCATGGGGAGATTTTTCATGAAGGTTTCAAGAAGGACTTGGGTGTATCCAGCCCAGCCAAACTTCATTCAGAATTTCGATTCAAAACACCTATTGATGTTCGGAGCTATGACTTCATTGTCAATCATGCCCCGGCATTGGAGGAGGTTGAGAAATTGGAAGGAGCTCGTTCATTATCTGAAGCACTTAAAAATGCTTGGGATTATGGTTCACGAGAGGATGATTTAATTGGTGGGCATGGTCATGCTTATTTACATGTTTTGTTTACTTCTCTATCTTGGATCAACCTCGATCTAGGCATTGGGGCTCATTCAGCCTACAACCATTTAGCTTTTGTATTGAATAGCTCTCCTTGTGCTCTTGAGTATTTGGAGTCAAGCAGTTCTATACCGTCTAATATGGCCATGCCGATTGGATTCATGTTGATCATTCTCATCTACATGGGCGTCATGTTTGATTGGCTCCCCGCTGCAGGTAGGAAAAAGAAGAAGAAGAAGAAGGCTCGCCGACGAAAGAAAGCGGCTGATAGCGTTTTGAAAACGCTGGGCAGAACGTTGTTGACAGAAGGAGGTGGTGCTTTGGGATCACTTGTTCCAATACCCGGGGCCAGTGCATTTGGTAGGAAAGCAGGCGCATTTTTATCAAGAATCACCGGAATGGGTGACTATGAAGTGAGAGAAAATACTCTCTTCCATGGCCAAGTACCTGAATTTGGGAAAGGTCATCATTCAGTCTCCATACGAAACCGTGAGTTCTTGGGCGATGTGACTGGCTCGACAGCCTGGACAACAACCAATTTCACCATCAATCCTGGTGTTGTTTCAACGTTTCCATGGCTAAGCAAAATGTCACATCTCTACCAGCAGTACACGATTAAAGGACTTATTTTTGAGTTCCGTTCCACTTCCGCTACTGCATTAAATAGCACCAATACAGCCCTTGGAACGGTGGTTATGGCCACGCGTTATAATGTCTATGATGAACCCTTTGCTTCAAAACTTGAGGCAGAAAATCATGATTTCTCCACTTCAAACAGACCTTCAGAGTCAATGATTCATCCAATTGAATGTGACCCTAGGGAAACTCCTTATACAACGCACTTCGTGCGGAATGGAGGTTTGAGTGCAAGTGAAGATCAAAGATTATATGATTGGGGTGTATTCACGATAGCTACTGTGGGAATGCAGGCTTCATCAACAATTGGCGAACTGTGGGTGTCTTACGACATTGAGTTCATAAAACCAAGGTTAAATCCTGGTGCCTATCCTAACCCTCTTCATGGCAGAATTTCAAATGCTGCCACCGATGCTTCAAACCCATTGGGAATTTTACAACGAGGAGTGGGAGGCAATATGAACCTCACAGTTTCTGCCACTGGAGCCGGCTTCGATACGATCAATTTTCCGACTTATGTTCGGTCTGGGCGCTTTATGATTGCTTGGTATGTTCACACTGCTTTGTCAGGTGGCACTTCAATTACCACATTCAATAATTGCGCACTTTCTACGTCAGGTTGGGGATTTCGATTGGATACAGATTGGTTTGTGCAGGAAGTAGGTTCCGCTGATCAACCAAGAATGGCTATCATTGACATTTTGGGCCCAGGGCCATCAATTGTGTTTACTAATTCTGGCACAACCACTACATCCATTGATGTTTATGTGATACAGATGCCAGCCGTGGATTCATTTCCATTGGTAGTTTCATCAGTGATGACTTTGGGCGATGACGAAAAGGACGACTGGGAGGAAACAGCCGCACCACTCACAGAGGAAGAAAAGATGGAGTGGGATGCTTTCTATGCGTGGAAGCATCGCCATTCGACCCCGTAAGGGGGCACACCGGTTATCCTGGAA